TAGTAAGGCTTAACAAAGATTTTGCTAGGTAAAAAAAGGTAAAAAACATAGGTAAAAAAAGGTAAAAAACAACCAAAAGGTAAAAAACAATGAAAACATACTACAGCAAAAAAAACAGACCATTTAGACTTTCTAAAATAGCTAAAACAAAATATGGTTGGGAATGTGTTATAAAATGGATTGATACAGATAAATTTGAAACATTTGATTTTGGAACAATTGAACCTTATCTGAAATAATATGGAACTTAGAGATTATCAAATTAGATTAGCAAAAAAAGGAGCGGATATATTAAACAGATTAAAGATTGTTTATTATAACTTTAGTCCTAGAGTTGGAAAAACATTAACAGCATTTCAAACTTGCGAAAATGTAAAAGCGAACAAAGTATTATTTATAACAAAGATAAAAGCGTTTTCAAATATTAATTCAGATTATGAGATGATGGGCTATAAATTTAAACTCATAATTATAAATAAAGAATCAATACATAAAATTTCAGACAATGATTTCGATGTTATTGTATGTGATGAGGCACATGGACTATTTAGCACATTTCCAAAGCCAAATAATTTTTATAAAATATATAAAAAAAGATTTGGGAATGTACCTGTAATATTATTAAGTGGGACTATGTGCGTAGAAAGTGGTTCACAAATATTTCACCAATTCCAAGTTTCAAACTTTTCACCATTCAAACAGTATATTAATTTTTATAAATGGGCGAAAGATTATGTAAATATTAAGCAGAAGCATTTAGGCTACGGAATAATAAACGATTATTCAAATTGCAACATAGCAGAAGTAAATAAAATAATAGAGCCTTATACTCTTAAATTTACGCAAAAAGAAAGTGGTTTTATATCAAACATAAATAAAACTATATTAAACTTTGAAAGTAGTAATAAAAACTTAATTGATAGACTAAAAAAAAATAATATTATCCAAGGAAAAAACGAAATAATAATAGCCGATACAGGCGTTAAGCTGATGCAAAAAATACACCAACTGGAAAGCGGTACAATTATTTTTGAAAGTGGTAATAGTAAAATACTAGATTATTCAAAAGGGGAATTTATAAAAGAATATTTCAAAAATAAAAAAATAGCTATAATTTATAATTTTAAAACTGAATTGCTACTTTTACAAGAAATATTTAAAGAGAACTATACTTTAGATTTGAATGAGTTTAATACAACTAACAAAAATTATTTAGGTCAACAGGTTAGTACTTGCGAAGGAATAAGTTTGTCAAAAGCGGATTGTCTAGTTTTTTATAATTTTGGGTACAGTGGTAAAAATTTTATACAAGCCATTGATAGACTTACTTTAAAAGATAGAAAAGAAAACAATGTATATTTTATATTTGAAAAAGGTAGTTTGACAGAATCTATTTATAAATCAGTTTCAAAAAAAGAAAATTTTAACAATAAACAGTTTAAAGCATGGCAAGCAAATTTCAAAGTAAAATAATATCAGAGTTTGAATCTAATGGATATACAGTTTTGAATATTATAAAACTTTCAAAAAACGGCTATCCTGATTTACAATGTATTAAAAAAGGAGAAATTGATATCTGGATTGAATGCAAAGAAAAAAACGACACATTAAAAGCATTGCAAAAATTTAGAATTGACGAATTAAATAACCTTGGTAAAAATGCTTATTGCCTACAAGATGGCAAAGGTAAAATTTATCCTTAAAACCTACACACATGAACAAAACACCACTATTTAGAATCACCCGCATAATGAATCATTATTGCAGGATGGGAGTAAACAAAGAAAAAGTAAACGAAATTTATAGAAAAATACTAAAACTAAAATAGAATAAAATGCAAAAAAAATTATCAAAAATATTTGTCCTAGTAGATTTACTTATACAAGAAATTGACGATCCAGTTAAAACACCAACTAAACAAACTAAAATAATTCAGGACAAAGCTAGAGAATTACAGGAATTGTTAGAGCCTGTATTGTCAAATTTTTACAACAATAAAGAAGTTAAAAAAAGTACTTTTTTTATAACAATGCAAAATAAATTCAATTATATTTTTAATAAAGAATATAAATGAAAAAACAACCTAAAGCAACTCTAAACGACCTAATCAAAGAACGCAATGCTTTGCTAGTCTCTCAGGACAATCCAAAAAGACTTGATGAATTAAATAAAAAAATAGATTATATAAATTTTGGAATTATTTATTAAAAATGTATTGTTTATCTAAATAATAGTTGTATCTTTACACCATAGAAATAAATAATAATTAAAACTATCAGATTATGAAAGCTACAGTAAAATTTTTCGAAAATGGTCAAGTAATTAAAACAAAAGATTTTAATACTAAAAAAGAGGCTAATAAAGCTATAAATAATTACAGAATGAGCGTTACGACTCATGAGCGAGTAAAAAGAGCAATATCAGCTTATATCGACTAATTATGAAACTAAAAACACAAATTATAATAGGCTGTACGATAGCAGCCTATTTGCCAGTCAGAATATTAATAAGTTTATTTTTTGGAGTATGAAAGATATAATCAACAACAACAATAAAAGCCTATTAAACGGCTTAATTCCAGAGCGTGATTTGCCTATTTATGGTAATTCGACAATTGACCCGAACGATGAAGTTTTCAAACAACCACTTAATAAGGTTGAAATAACTAAAACAAACGGAAAGTGGTTAGTGAACGGGATGCCTTACGACAAGCTTTCTTACGCTGAAAAACTTTTCTTTGATGAATTTTTAAAAGCTACTAAGTTATGAAAGAACTAATCAACGACCTGATATTTAAATCAGGATTGAACAATAAACAGTTTGCTGCTTACGTAGGAACATCTGAGAGCTATTTAAGCCAACAAAAGCGTTTTAAGCACATAAACCATACAAAACTAATTTTATGGGCTAAAATGTTTGATATTGATGTTATTGAAAGTAAACACGTAATTATAAAACCATGAAAGCAGAAGAATTTTTACACAAAGCGAAAACTAACAGTAATGTTACGTACGTTTCAGAGTACTGTACGGAAGATTTTATAAGTGTTTCCGGATGGTTAAGCAATAAGTATTTTAGAATTTATTTCAGACCCGGAAGATACGAAATATCATCAGCAACCGAAGAATTAGAAACATTTAAAAAAACATTTTTTCAAACCCTTGCATAATTGTAAGGGTTTTTTATTAACTTTGTTTTAATAAAATTAATATTCATTATGGATGATACCATTATAAAGAAGTATTGAAATAATACTCGAGAATATTAATTTAAATTCACTATATTTGCTTATCATAATCAATTTTTCAACCGCTAAACGCCTTGTGAGGCGGTTGTTTTTTTTAATAAATTTGAATAATCAAATTATTTCAAAATGGCGGAAAATTCACACGGAGGAGCAAGACAAGGGGCTGGTAGAAAGCCTAAAGCAGATGAAATCTTAATAGCTGAGCAAATGGACGCTGTCATGATTCCTGAAGCTGTATGGATGGCTTTGTCTTGTAAAGTAGAGGACGGGGACGTACAAGCAATTAAAACATGGTTAAATTATCGTTACGGAATGCCTAAGCAAATAGTAGAGCAGACTAATAAAAATATTGATGCAGGAAAACTTACAGATGAAGAAATAAAAAAAATAAATTATAGTTTGGAATCTAAGTATTAATCGTATATTTGTTATTCACCACACTTAACTTTTAATCCCTTTCGTTCGTGGTGAGCGTTGGGGATTCTTTTATTATGGAAAATTATATTGATGTTTTAGGATACGAAGGAATTTATCAAATATCTAACTTCGGAAATGTTAGAAGTATTTCAAGAGACGTTCCACACGCAAATGGATTTGGAATAAGATTTTTAGTAGGCAGAATTTTAAATCCTACTTTGAATAAAAAAACAGGCTATATATACATTAGTTTATCTGAAGGAGGTAAAGTGAAAAAATACAACGTTCATCAATTAATGGGGATTTGTTTTTTAGGGCTAAAACCAGATAAAACAAATAAAAAAGTCATAGACCATATTGACGAAAATAAATTAAATAATTATTTAGATAATTTAAGAATAACGACAAATAGAATTAATTGTAGTAAAACAAAAAGAGGCACTACGAGTATTTATTTAGGCGTTCGCAAAAATAAAGGTAAATTTGAATCTCAAATAAGAATTGGTAATACTAGAAAATATTTAGGTAGATTTGCAACAGAAATACAAGCGCACAACGCTTATCAAAACGCGTTAAATGATATTAAGTAACGAACAAAAGATCATAAAAATAAAATGCGAAAACGATTTAATGTTTTTCACTAGGTATATATATAAAGAAAATCATAAAAGAAATTTTATAAAAACCAAACATTTAAGTTTAATATCTAATACATTGATGGATGTTTTTAACGGGAAAATAAAAAGGCTCGTTATTAACATCCCCCCGTAACTTAGATACGGAAAGACTGAATTAGCTGTGAAATGTTTTATATCTTGGTGCTTGGCTAAAAATCCAGCTTCAAAATTTATACATTTATCATATTCTGATGATTTAGCTTTAGATAATTCAAGCCAAACAAAAGAATATATAGAATCAGAGCCTTTTCAAGCTTTATGGAAAATGAAGTTAAAGAAAGACGCGCAAGGAAAAAAGAAGTGGTTTAATGAATCAGGAGGCGGTGTTTATGCTACTGCCAGCGGGGGAGCAATTACAGGATTTGGAGCCGGTGTAGCCGAAAGTGAAATGTTTTCAGGTGCAATTATAATTGATGATCCATTAAAGCCTGATGATGCAAATTCGGACGCTAAAAGAAGCGCAGTTAACGAAAGATATAATTCAACGATTAGAAGCCGTGTAAATGACCGTGAGACACCTATAATTGTAATAATGCAGAGATTGCATGAAGAAGATTTAAGCGGCTTTCTTTTAGGAGGTGGAAGCGGTGAAGAATGGACACATTTATGTTTGCCTGCTTTAGACGACAATAATAATCCGTTGTGGGAAGACAAACACACGTTTCAAGAATTAGAGCAAATTAGACAAGCAAATCGTTATAATTTTGCTGGTCAATATATGCAAACTCCTGCTCCTGCTGAGGGTGGAGAATGGAGAAAAGATTGGTTTAGAATAATGGACAAAAGCGAAATTCCTATACAGTCTTTAAAATGGGAATTAATAATCGATGGAGCATATACTAAAGACACTAAAAACGACCCTTCTGGATTCCAGATTGGGGCAAAATGGGATAATAATTATGTGATTTGGTCTAGTATTGACAAATATTTAGAAATGCCTGAGCTAATTAAATTCATACCTAATCATATAAATATAAGTGGAGTTGATGTATCTTTGTCTTTAGTTGAGCCAAAAGCTAGCGGAAAGTCTATTGTACAGATAATTAGGCAACAAACAAGTGTAAATATTGCAGAAATAAAAACTACATTTGTAAACAGTTCTAAAATAGAAAATGCAAGGGCTTGTTCTCATTTTATAGAAGGTGGTCGTGTAATTTTAATAAAAGGAGCTTGGAACGAACATTTTTTACATCAAGTTGCTATATTCCCAAACGGAAAACACGATGAGCATATCGATTTGACGTGCTATGGTATTGAGCGGAATTTAATAGATAGTAATTTTTTCTTTTTTTAATATATTTTTTATTAGTTTTGTTTTATGGCAAATATTATTCAGAGACTTTTCGGCAATAAAGATATTGAAAACTACTTCAATAGAGCTTTCTATCAATTTTTAGGCGGTGGTTATACCAAATACGATACTAATAATAAAACATACTTAGAAAAGGGATATAACACCAATCCTGATGTTTATGCAATTATTAATAAACAGACGGTCAAGACAGTTTCTGTTCCTTATTATATTAAACAGATTGAAGATAAAAAATCGCATTCTAAACTTAATCAGTTAGAACTTGCAACGAAAGGAAATTTAAATTTATCGCAATTTATCCAAAAGGTAAAACTTCAAAGCAAGGCTTATTCTGAGGAAGAAATGAATTTCCCTTTAGAGCAACCAAACCCTAATCAAACATGGGCTGATATATTCGGATTATACAAAACATACATGAAAATTACAGGTAATTGTTATATTTACCTTATGAGTCCTGAGGATGGAATGAACTCTGGAATACCTATTCAAGTTTACGTATTACCATCTCATTTAATTGAAATAGTATTAAAGAAAGACGCTTCGATGTTAACAGTTGAAAGCCCTATTGACCATTATGTTTTAATTGAAGGAAATAAATATGTTGAGTTTGAGGAAAAAGACGTGATTCATATTAAGTATTCAAATCCTAATTTTGACATGCAAGGATCACACCTTTACGGGATGAGCCCTTTGCGTTCAGCATTGAGAAATATTAATAGCCAAAATAGTGCTATTGATAATAATATTAAAATGTTGCAATCAAGTGGAGCGTTTGGTTTTGTTTATGGTAAGGGGACTCCATGGACTCCAGAACAAGCGCAATCTATGAAAGAAAGATTACAAGAAATGGATAAAAGCCCTGAACGCTTAGGTAAGATTGCAGGAGCTAGTGGCGAGGTTGGGTTTCAAAGAATATCACTTACAACTGATGAGTTAAAGCCATTTGATTTTTTAAATTGGGACAGAAAAACAATCTGCAATGTATTGAATTTCCCTGATGAGTTATTGAATAATGACGGCAAAGCATCTTTAGGAAGTACAGATACAAATGAGGCTCGTAAGCAGCTTATAACAGACGACATACAGCCTGATTTAGTGTTACTTCAAAATTCATTAAACAAAGAGTTTTTACCTAGATTCAAAGGTTATGAAAACGCTGTTATTGAGTGGGATGTAACAGAATTGCCAGAAATGCAAACGGACATGAAAATGCAGGCTGAAGCGTTAAACATGATTCCTTTAACCCCTAACGAAAAGAGGCTAGTCTTTAGATATGGAACCCTTGAAGATGATGGCATGGATATAGTGTGGATGCCGACAAACTTACAAAGGATTGACGATGTTAGCGAGGGTGTAATTGATAATGCAAATCAATAACAATGGAATGGAAAAAATTACATTCCCTATACGAACGAAAAGCGTATAGAATCATTCAAAAGCATATTAAAAAAATATTGCAGAAAATACCTGTAAATAATGTTTCTTTATCTACTTATGAATGGTTGATTCAAGGCAATATAACTGAGGAACAGATAAAAGCTATGTTGCTAGAGTTATATAATACAATTGGTTTAAATTATGCTAATCGTGTAAATAAAGAGATTGAAAAGACTAAAAAGCTTAATATGTTGTTTAATGAATATTTATTACAACAAATTTTACTATTTTTGTCTAATGAAGGTGCGGTAAAAGTCACATCTGTCAGAGAAACATTAATAGCTGATGTAATAAAAAGCATTAAAGATAGCCTAGGTGAAAACGCAACCGTTATAGATTTACAAAATGCTATATATGCAATAGTTAGACGTTCACAAACGTTTTATAAATGGCAGGCGTTAAGAATTGCAAGAACTGAAACCACTAGTGCATCAAATTTTAGCGCATTTGAAACGGCAAAAGCAAGTAATTTATTAATGGAAAAGGTTTGGATAAGCGTGCAAGATGATAGAACCAGATTAACGCCTTTCGATCATTTAGACATGAATAATCAGGTGCAGGATTTAGAAGCTCCTTTTTTTGTGGGAGGAGAAAATATCCAATATCCGGGAGACACAAAAGCAAGCGCAGGAAATGTAATTAACTGTAGGTGTACAGTAGCTTTTAGAGCTAAAAGAGACGATGATGGGATGTTAATTTTTAAAAAATAAAAGATATGGATTTTAAACAGTTATCTTACAATTTAAAAGAACTTGACGAAGAAAAAGGCGTGGTAATTGCTTACGCAAACACTTACAATTTCAAAGATTCAGACGGGGATGTTTCGGCTTATGGGTCATTTGATAAAACGGTAGCAGAAAGTTTTAAACGAATTCGTGTTTTGAAAGACCATAATCCAACAATGATGGTGGGTGTCCCATTGGCTATTGATACTAAAGACACTTATGGATTGCTTACAACGACTCAATTTAATCTAAAAAAAGATTTAGGAAAAGACATGTTTACTGACGTGAAATTGATGCACGATAATGGACTTAATGCTGAATTATCCATTGGGTATAAGGTGTTGCAGCGTGACCAAAAAGACAAAAGCATCATTAAAGAATATATGCTTCGAGAATACTCATTTTTGTCTAGCTGGGGAGCAAATGAACTAAGTACCGTACAAGGGATAAAATCAATAAAATCTACGTATGGTATTTTAGAACTTATAGAAAAAGCATATAATTTGGATTATTCTGATGGTAGATTAAGACAAATTGAAACGCTGTTGAAAATGGCTCAAATGGAGGATCAAGACGACAAGGATGTGGAGTTTATTAATATGATGATACCACATCACGAGGCAGCTATTAAAATGGCTAAAAAATATGAAAGTTTACTAAAGAATAATACGTTAGTAAAAATATCTAAAGATATTATCACATCTCAGTCGAAAGAGATTGAAATAATGAAAGCACTTAGTAAGAAGTCGTCAGAACCTGACACTTTGAATGAACAGCCGCTTATTTTAGACACGTTAAAATCATTCAAACTTTAAAAACAAAAACAAAAAATGGAAGCATTAGAAATTAAAAACGCCTTAGAAGGAATTAAAGCACAAGTTGAAACAAAAGCAACTGAGCAAACAGTTGAAGTAAAAGGACTTATTGAAGCCTTAGAAGTTAAAATGAAAGCAGAAAAAGATGCTGATGTTTTAGCATTAAAAGCTGACTTAACAGCTATTCAAGCTCACGCTGACAAATTAGATGTTAAATTGAAAGCAAATGCAATCGAAGTAAAAAATGAAGATTTGTTAGTAAAATCTATTACTGAAAACTTCAAAGGTATTTCTGAAGTAAGAAAAGGAAACGCTTTGCAAGTAAAAGCAGTTGGAAACATGACATTGGCAAACCTAACAGGTGACGCTCCAAGAGATTACAACTTAAATGTTGTTATGATTCCGGGACAGATGGTTAACGTTTCGGATTTGGTAGGTTCTGTTAATATTTCAGGCGGAACGTACACTTATCCACGTGAGGGAGCGGGTGAGGGTTCAATTGCTACTCAAACTGAAGGCTCTGCAAAATCTCAAAGAGATTACGACTTCACAATGGTAGATTTGGCAACTAATTTCATTGCTGGTTTTACAAGATACAGCAAAAAAATGGCTAATAACCTTCCTTTCTTGACTTCATTTATTCCGAACGCATTGCGTAGAGATTATGCAATTGCGGAGAACTCAATTTTTAACGGTGTTTTAGCTGCTGCCGCAACTGCATCAACTGAGATCATCACAGGGAAAAACAAAATTGAAATGTTGTTGAATGAAATCGCAAAACAAGAAGGATTGAACTATCCAGTTAATGCAATTGTGGTTCGTCCTGCTGATTATTGGGATATTTTGAAAACTGAAAAATCAACAGGTGCAGGGTATGGATTGCCTGGCATTGTTACCCTTGAAGGTGGACAATTAAGAATTAATGGTATTCCATTGTTGAAAGCAAACTGGTTAGCCGCTAACAAGTACTATGTTGGGGACTGGTCAAGAGTTAACAAAATTGTAACTGAAGGTTTGTCTTTAGAGTTTTCAGAAACTGAAGGTACAAACTTTGTAACTAATAACATTACAGCACGTATCGAAGCCCAAGTAGGTTTGGCAGTTGAACAACCAGCAGCTATCGTTTACGGTGACTTTACAGCAATCGCTTAACAATAAATTAGTTGTAAATTAATTTAATTAAACCCCTTTAATTAGGGGTTTTTTGTATATTTGTGAATAAAACATTTTATAAATGAAAAAATATAAAGTAATAAAGCCTTTTTTCAAGCTATCAGAGCAAAAGAACTACGTAATTAATGATATTATTGAATTATCAGCAGAAGACGCAAAGTCTATGAATTGGTACGTTGTAGAAATTAAGGAAGACAAACTTAAATCAAAAAAATAATGGCTTATATAGACGTAATAACATTAGAACGAGCAAAGAATTATCTTCGCATCGATTCTGATTTAGCGGATGATGATACTGAAATTACTTCGATGATAAATGCGTCTTTACGTTATATTGAAAAGCGCACTAATCATATAATGTATGCTCAAGATAAAACATATACAGGGGTTTGTCAAGTTAAAGTTCATGATTTTCCTATAAATTCCATCGTTACAACCCCCGAACCGTTTAACGTGGATTACTCTATGTTTAAGATATTTCCAAATGACAAAGAAGTTGTTTTAAACGTCGGTTACGGAGTTGATGAAGTTCCAGATGAATTAATACAAGCTGCTTTACAAATGATTAAAGTATTTTATTATGAGTCAGAAAAACAAGTGAACACAACACTTATCCCAGAATCAGTAAAAGAAGCAATTGATATTTATAGAAGATTTTTATGATAGCCAGACAATACACACGAAAAATATCTATTTACAAAACAACAAACGTATCCGATGGATACGGAGGTAATACGGTAACTGATGTTTTAATAGGGTCTTATTGGGCTGAAGTAAAACAAAATAGCTCTTTTAAAGATAATGCGGCTGGGAAGTCCGATATTAAAAATAACTATTCTTTTAAAATTAGAGCTAATGCAAACTTAACGCCTGATTTAGATAATCTTAGTATTATATATCGTTCAAAAAAATATGTTATAAATGACATTCGTTACGATGATGAGTTATTTAGATTTGTAAATATTACAGCTAATGGCAACGGTTAAAGGATTAAGCAAAACTATTTCAGAGCTTCGTAAATTTGGTGATGAGGTTGAGAAAATGATTGATGCAGAAACTGAAGCAACGGCAATACAAATTGAAAATGATGCTAAGCAAATGGCTCCTAAAAACTTTGGTAAATTAGCGCAAAGCATAAGTCATTTAAAAGTAAAGGAATCAAAATATAAAGTTGCTGTTAATGAAAAATACGGTGCTTATATGGAGTTTGGAACTGGTAAAAAAGTAAATGTACCAGCTGAATTTAAAGACATGGCAAATTCATTTAAGAATCAAAAAAGCGGTTCCTTTAAGGACGGGTTAGAATCTATAAAAATATGGTGTAGGGCAAAAGGAATCGATGAAAAAGCAGCTTATCCAATATTTGCAAAGATTTTAGGAGCGGGTGTTAATCCAAAACCATTTCTTTATCCTGCTTATGTAAAAGGCAAATCAGAATATTTAAACAACTTAACTAAATTATTGAAGCGATATAATAAAAAAATTTAGTATTTTTGAACCATGACAACAGTTAACCCTGATAAATATATTAGAAAAGCGGTTTACGACCAAATTAATAACATTGTTGTTAGTGGGAAAATCATAAATTGTTTTGATAGTAGAGTTAGCGGAAATGCTGATATAAACGAATATGTTTTATTCACAGCACAAACAAAAGAAGTTGAAAAAAATACGAAATGTGAATATAGGTGGACAACATCATTGCTGATTGAAATATATACAAAATCGTCAAGCGCAGGGAATAGCGGAAGTCGATTATTATTAAATGATATTGAACAAGCTATTTACACATTATTATTGCCAAAAATAACAGTGTCAGGGTTTCAGAATTTAACGCAAAATATAACTTTTGAAACTCAGTTGGAAACAGTAACGGATGCTGAAAATATATTTAGGTCGTTCATGAGATTAAATTTAACATTAATATAAAATACTATGGCATTACCAGTAAAAGGAGAAGTGGGGATTCTTTATGTACACGATGGCACTATTTACCGACCAGTTGCGTGCTTAACGTCTAATTCTTTGAGTTCGGCAGTTTCAATAATTGAATCACAAACAAAATGCTTTCCGGGTGTAGTTAAAAAACAAGCTGGAATTTTTAGCTATTCAATTGACGCAGAAGGAGAGTACATCGATACGACATCTGTAGGAGGTGAAACCACAAAGGCTTCACATGATTATTTATTAACTAAGCAACAAGCAAAACTCCCTATTGTTTGGAAACTTGATACAGGGGTTACCGGGGCTGTTTATTATGGGTCGGCTATTTTATCAGACTTATCCTTAGACCAAGGAGCAGGAGATGAAATTAGTACTTTTTCTGTTACTTTAGAAGGTGACGGAGCGATTGTAACGGTTGACCCAGAAGCTTAATCTTATGAATAAAAAAAACTTATTAGGAATTGATTTTCATTTTGGAATCGGATTCCTTAATGAATTATTAGACGGAACAGGCTTGAAAATTGAAGAATTAGGGGCACAGCCAGACGAAATTCTTATGCCTAAAATAATGTACTATTCTAGGGTGTATGCTAATAAAAGAGAAGGAAAAGATATCGATTTTACGTTGATTGATATTTTTGATTTGATTGATGATAACGGAGGTATTGGTGGTAAATTTTGGTTTGACTTTAAGATAGCTTTTAACGAATCAATGTTTAAAGATGTTCCTGTAGTTCCAGAAGATAAAAAAAAAGCGAAGGCAGTGAAATAGATTTTAAAAAGGATGTTATAGCTTTTGCGTGTGGCGAGCTTGGAATTATGCGATTAAGTGATGTTTATGACATGACCTTTGCCGAGTTCCAAATTCGCCTTTTTGCTTATAAAAGGATGCAGCTAGAAGACTGGAAAAAGTTTAGGTTAGTAGCATATAATGCTTTAGTAGCTCCTTATCAGGATTATAAGAAATTGCCAAAAACAATGGATAAATTTATGGATTTATCAGGAGGCGAAAGAAAAAGTAACGGAGTTAGTGAAGAACAAAAAAACAGATTCTTAGAAGCGTATAAAGATTATCTTAAACAGGTTCAATAATGGATCAAGTAACTGAAATATGGAAAGAAATTAAAGGGTTTGATGGAGATTATTATGTTTCTAATTTAGGAAGGATTAAAAGCTATAAAGTATCTGTATATGGTAAAATTATTAAAAGCAACACTAATAAATTAGGTTATGTTTATTATACATTAACTAAAAATAAAAAATTAAGAAGTTTTACTATTCACAGATTAGTTTGTTTAGCTTTTTTAGACAACCCAGAAAACAAACCACACGTTAATCATATTAATGGCATTAAATCAGATAATAGATTGTGTAATTTAGAATGGTGTACACGTAGTGAAAACATTAGGCACGCTGATTTAATAGGATTGAGAACCCCTAAAAAAGCATTTGAACATTATAATAGTAGATTTTTAAAACAAGATATTATTGATATTAGGAAAAGTAAACTAAGTGAAACTAAATTAGCTGAAATTTATTTAGTTAATAGAGCAACAATAGGAAAAATAAAAAGATTAGAACGTTATAAAAATATTTAGTTATGGCAGGTTTACAAATCCAAATTGGTGCCGATAATTCGGAATTAAATAAAAAGATTAAAGAGGCAGAATTTAATTTAAAAGAACTCGCAAACGTAAAGATTGACCGTATTAAATTAGGACTAGATACTAAAGAAATCGACGGAAATATCAAGGACGTTAAAAAATCTTTAACAGATTTAAAAACCACTTTAAAAGATACAGGGAATTCATTTGGAGCAATGCAGCCAAAAGTTGCAAGCGGAGGGAATGCACTTATGCAGTTTTCAAGAATTGCGCAGGATGCACCATATGGGATTATTGGTATTGGCAACAATATCACCGCAACCGTTGAATCATTCGGGCATTTAAGAAACGCAACAGGAAGTACTGGTTCAGCTTTAAAAGCTATGGGAGCTTCCATTTTAGGGAGTGGTGGTATATTGCTGGGGGTATCATTGCTTACTACAGGGCTTACCTATTTAGCTCAAAATGGAATTACAGTAAAAGATGTATTTGAAAAATTAACGGGGACTTATAATGAGTTTTCTAACTCTATAAGAGTTGCTACTGAGGAATCTGTTAAAAATGCACAAGGCGAAATATCGGCTGTTAATGCGTATGCCGCTGCTGCTAAAAATATTAATTTATCAATGAAAGATAGATTGATAGCCGTACAAAAACTTCAGGATGAATATCCCAACTACTTTGGCAATCTTTCCCAAGAGCAAATATTAAATGGGGGTGTTGCTGGATCTGTAAAAGAAGTAACCGCGGCTTTAATGGCAAAAGCAAAAGCAGCAGCATACAGTTCTGAAGTATCAAAGTTGTCAGTTGAAGAAGTTAAGCTAAGGCAAGAGGAGATTAAACAATCTGAAAAAACTAAAAAAGCATTAGATAATGTAAATATTTTATTAAAAGATAAAAAAAGATTAGCTTCTGAGGCTGGCGCAGAGATTGGGAATAATTATGTAAATGAGAATAATAAATTAAAACAAATTCAAGAACAACTTCGTAAAAACAAAGAAGAACAGTCCAAATGGACTAATGAAATAAATAAATCATATCAAGAATCTTTAGGCTTGGCGAATATAAATAAACCAAAAGCCCAAAAACCAACGACCGTTCCGAAAGCTCCGAAAGCTCCGAAAGGAGAAAAAGTTGATTTTAAACAGGGGTTTATTCCGGGAGGTATAGTTAATCCTAATTTAGGATTAGTAACGCCAGATTTAGGAGTTGATGAAGCTGCTATTATAGCTAATGAAAAACTAAAATCAGCATTAGAATTACAGAAAAAAACAATAGCAGATTTTAATGCCGAATTAGGCTCTATTGTTACAAATGGGACAGTGAACGCACTGGCTGGAATTGGGGAATCCATCGGTAATGCTATGGCAAGCGGGGGAAACGTTATTGATGCGGTTGGAAAAACAATCTTATCAAGTATGGGTGCAATGTTGCAAGAGTTAGGAAAAGCAACTATTGCCTACGGAGTTGGGCTTATAGCCGTAAAGACCGCTATTAAAAACCCATACCTAGCAGTTGCTGCAGGTGTAACTATGGTTGCTTTGGGTTCAGCCATGAGTGCTTCGATATCTAAATCCGCAGCATCAAATCCCGTTACTTCTGGAGGGTCTGTTCAGGCTGGCAATTCCGTTTCAAGCCCTACGAGTTCAGTAGGAAGTTCAAGTGGCGGAGGTTCATTTTCCGGAGGTACTGTAGTTTTTGAAATATCAGGACAGTCATTAATAGGAGTGCTTTCAAACACTTTAGATAAAAATAAAAGATTAGGCGGTTCAATAACAATTTAGATAATGGCAAAAAGAGTAATATTAACTTTTACAGATAATCCAATTATTGGTGTTGGCTTCAATATAGGCATAACCGTAAACAGCTTAAATGTTGTATATGGATTGGGTCAGACTTATATGAGTTTAGAATATGATGTGGCAGACACTATCCCAACAAAGATACAGGTTCAGGCTACTTTATCACAAACAATTGACAAAACTCTATCTTTTTTAACCGCTTATTGGGTTGCGGATTTTGTGAGCTACAAACGTGTAAACGATACTGTTGAAATACTTGTAAATGCGGATGATGTAGGTATAGGAATAGGAGGAAGTAACGCAAATATTACCGTTTTAGTTCAAGACGTTTTAGAATCTGAAAACCTTAATCTTAGATACTTTTTTCAGTATACTAATACGGTTGGTGATTCTTTTTTATGCCAAATATATAAAAAGCAATATGTAGGCGAGCAAATAGAAATAAGCGGAACAGCTACACTAGAAAAAGGAAGCGTAAAAGACCATTTAGATAGCATTAGAGGCACAGGTTTGTCGCTTCAATTGGAGGCTACTGAATCGTTAACTTTAGATGATTTATACACGGATAACGAGCAGGAATTTACGGTTAAATTTTATAAAAACAACGTTATTTTATTTCGTGGATTCTTAAAACCTGATGGTGTGTTTCAATCATTTGTTCGTGACACATGGATGTTGTCGTTGGATTGTGTTGACGGGTTAGGGGCATTGAGTAATTTATCATTTGTAAAAGATAACGGATTGCGTTTTGTTGGCAAAATGAAAGCCAGTGATATTGTTTATTACTGCTTAAAAAGAACCGGTATTTTATTACCTATAAATACTTCAATTAATACGCTTTACGATGGATTAATTCCAAGCGATAACTTGGATATTTTAACTAAAATAAACATGAACGCAGACCGATTTTTCAAATCGGACAGCCAAGGAACAGGAGACGGCACATTAATGAGTTGCGAGGAAGTTTTAAAATCTGTTTTAGACGTGTTTTGTGCGTGTATAACACAAGAAAACGGAGAATGGTACATTTATAAGCCAAACGAATTTTATGTTAACCATTACGTTTTATTTCGCAGATACGACATAAATAATGTTTATATAGGCAATGTTACGGTAAACATGAATAAATCAATAGGTTCTCAAATTGATAATTATTACCCACATCATTGTTCTGGAAATCAGAAAATAGAAATTAAAGGAGGAGTTTCAGCGTTTAGATTGGGGTATAAGTACGGTTTTGTAGAAGGATTATTGCTTAATAGTTCTTTTAAAAGAGAATCAACAGATTTTTTAAATTGGACTGAAAATAGTTTGGTTGGATGGATAAACAACCCATCTACAACTAACGGATTTTTACATAATCCATTATCAAGAATAAGCACGTCCAGAACTTTAATGTTGACATCTGAATTATCTGAAATATCAGAAACTGATTTGGTAAATATTAAAATATCCTATAACGCTCAAACAGGTGGATTTAATCCAGCTTATTTAGTTTTTAGAGTAAGAATAGGTACTTATTATTTAAAAAAAGACGGAAGTTGGACAACATCGCCTACTTTTATTATTATAAAAGTTGAACAAACGGGTTCTAGGGCTAATTTTGACTATACTATATCAGCTCAAGAAACGCCTATCTCAGGCGATATTTATGCAGAAATATACAGATCAGAGGTTGAGAGTTATTTTTATGCATATTACCCAATTGAAATAACCGACTTTAATATTATCCCAAACTTAGCAGGACTAGGAGGAGTTGTCGGAGAATTTCACACAGTTTCAAGAATTGAAAAAGTAAGTTCTATTGTAAAAGAAAATAAAACAGTTTATAACGGTGATAATGCGGGTGTTATATATTTAGGAGCTATTTTCAAAGATGATGAAACAACACCTACATCTACATGGTCAAGACGCGGGAGTTTTGAAAGTTATGCAATATTAAGAATTGCAGCAGAGGAAGAACTTAGAATTAACCAAAAGCCTTTGAAGTTATTTTCCGGCTCAACATTTGGATATGTTCCTTATTTGTCTATAATTAGTATAAATAACATATCAGGAAAATTCATGGCTATAGATTATTCATACGATACAGCAAAAAATATAACAACATTTAAGCTTTTAGAACTATATTCTGAAGAAATTCAAGATATTTTGTATAAATTTGCTTTAGACTATGGAAATAGTGTCAAACCTACAATAACAAGCTAATGGCATTTATCAACGGAGAAGATAGGATTTTGTTTTTTAAGATAAATAACTCATGGGTTCCTGTAGGTTGTTTGACTGAAAATACATTTGATGAAACTAGCGAGTTCATAGATACAACCACTAGAGATAATCAAGGATGGAGCACTTCAAGACCAATACAACAGTCTTATACAATTAGTTTTGCTGGTTTGCAAATCAATACAACAGTAGCAGGAGGTCAGTTTGACATAGCTAGTTTGGATAAATTAAAACAATTAAAAAGAAATAAGATTTTATTGGATTGGAAATTTCAAGGCACAATTTACCCTATTGTTGACTATGGAAAATGTTATATTTCTAATTTATCCGACCCTAATATAGTAGGTGAATTTATTTCTTTTTCTGGTTCGGCTATTGGTTTTGGCATTCCTTTGACGGCTCCGTTGGGAACTGTAATATTAAATAATGGAGACCCAAATATTGTTATTAATAATGGAGACCCGAATATAATTCTAAGAACTAACGAAATATAATTATGGCAATAGACCCAAATTTAATAACAACAACACGTGTTGGTGAATTGCCAACATCGTTACCAACGCTAACAAGTAAGTTACCGCATGAAGTCGGTACGGATTTGAATTACTTTACCATAAGTGAATTAGTATCTTTTCTTGCTCCTTTGGTTAGTGCTTTAGATTACCAAGTCATTGAATTAGATGTGCCTCAACAGTTTATTATAGATAATTTTGATGTTACAGGATTAGGCACTAATTTAATGTTGGGTTATGCAATATGCAACGGCAATAACGGCACGAAAAACAGAGACGGACGCGTGGGAATTGGATACGGAACAAACTATTCAACTGTGGGCATTACAGGTGGTTCAGCAACACATACACTAACTGAATCTGAAATGCCTATACATAGTCATGGTTGTCCTTCAGATGGGGGTAGTACATTTTCATCTGGTATAAATTTTAGAAGAGAGACCGATAATGCAGGAAATATTCAAACAAACACAGCAGGAGGGGGACAGGCTCATAATAATATGCAGCCTTATTTAGTAACATTAATGATAATGAAACTATGATAGATCCAAACGCAGTAAGCACAATTAGAGTAGGCGAACTTCCAACAGAAGTACTGTCGCTTGCTAGTAAATTTCCTCATGAAGTAGGCACGGAATTGAAAAAAACTACGTTAGAGGATTTATCTATATTTATAGCTTCATATATTGGAGCGAGCGGCGGCGTTGGATTTAGGGCTATATCTGTCACGGATGGTCAGACATTGCCAACAACAACAACAGAAGAATTTATTTTAGTTGGAAAAGGCACTTATTATAATGTTTCAGGGGGTTCGACTATTGTTTTGACAGAAGAACTAAATGCGCTTGTTAGTAATGGGGCTTATTGGTTTGTAGGGGTTGAAATACCAGTAAACGTAGAATTGGCAGGAATTACGCAATTTATACGTGCAGGATTCACAAACACAACCCCTTCAGAAGATGCGGTAAAAACAGCTTTAGATTTAAAAGCAAATTTGTCAGACATTAATGTATTTTACTATACTGATGCAATAATTACAATAGCTGGCACACAAGATTTTACAATACCAGACGGTACAAAAGCATTTTTAGTAATGGTAAACGATGCAAACATTCCAAAGACAACCAGTAATAATGCCGCTAGGGTTGCAAGATGGTCGCAATCTGGAAATGTAGTTACACTTACAAAGCCTACCGTAGTAAACAATTATGTATACATAATCTCTAAATAAAAATGAAAAAACTAATATTATTATTACTTCCATTATGGAGTATAGCACAGACCACAACTGGTCAAGAACAGGAGTTTGACTATGGAATTAAAAACAATTCAGCGCAAACAGTAACCTCACCAAATTTCCTAACCACAACAGGAACAGATGGCACACAGGGGAAAATTTTGCCTGCTAATTTACCCGTATCAACTCAAACTCAAATAGCTATTGACGGAAAAGTATCAGACACTATTCGTAATGGCATTAATTCTATTGCCCCAAGTGAAAATGCTGTTTATGATGCTTTACAAGATATAGACTTACAAAGTTCATACGATAAAGGAAATACAATAACAACCTCTACAGGGTTGGGAGCAGTTACCGTGCAGGAAGGTACAGGAAATGACGCTAATAACGTTTTAGTTGTTAAAAACAATGCAGGAACTACTACTTTTTCGGTTAGCGGAGCAGGAGTTATAAATGCTTCAAACAAACAAAACTCATTAGCGGTTGATGGTACTGGCGTAAAATTCCCAACTGTTGATGCTGTTAATAACGTTTTGGCTTTAAAAGCAAACGATGCTGACGTTGTTCATAAAACAGGGAATGAAACTAAAATAGGAACGCTAAGTCTAATAACGCCAAACATAGCTAGCGGAACTACTGCATTAAATGCAATCACTCCGTTGGTTGTTACAGGTGGTAATGGTGGAGGAAATACAAATACAACGGGGACAGTAGTAGCTGGAAATGCTATGGCTATAAATATTAAAGCGGGAAATGGAGGTAACGTTTTTGGAGTTACAGGAACTGGTCTTTCAGGCAATGGTGGAGATATATCTATTCTGGCAGGTGATGGAGGGGTGGCTACTGGTACAGGGACTTTATTTCCGGGAAGAGGTGGGGACGCTATTTTACAAGCAGGTACGTCATATCTAAATCCAGGTTCAGCTCAATTAAAAGCAGGAAATAATAGTTCTGCATTGGGATTTGGTGGTAGCGTTTATTTGACCGCTGGATGGGGAAACAACTCACCTACTGACAATAATTTATATAATGGTTCAATATTTTTAGGAACAAGTGCTTCTTATGTAGTAAGAGGAAATACTATAATAGGAAGTGTGACAGATGACAGAATACACAGACTTCAAGTCGCAGGAAATTCAATTTTTAATGGAACTGTAAAAGCCAATCCTGCTACTTTAAGCAATGAAGTTGTTGTAAAAAGTCAATTGGATTCAAAAATCACCCAAACAATCACAAACGGAGTAACTGATAAGTCGCCAAGTGAAGATGCGGTATATGATGCTTTACAAGAAATAGACTTACAAAGTTCATACGATAAAGGAAATACAATAACAACCACGGCACTAGGAGCAGTTACCGTACAAGAAGGTACAGGTAATGACGCTAATAATATCTATGTTGGTAAGAACAATGCAGGAACTACTAAATTTTCTGTAACTGGAGCGGGGGATGTCATAGGAGGAACTTATAATGGGTATGTGCCGGCAAATGATTCTAATGTTGTTAAAGTGACAGGGAATCAGAATATTGACGGAACAAAAAATTTTAAACAAAGAATAGGTTTTTTTCGCTCACTGGACAACACACCTGCCGCCAGCATTGGGTACGAAGACACAGGATTCAATTTTAGTATAAACGCAGGAGGGGGTAGCTCTTACGTTTCTTTTAAGAATGCAGGGATAGAGGTTGGAAGATTCAATTCAGCTACTGGAGGGTTGTTAGTGAACAAAACACTCGGAACCGTTGGTTATAAATTTGAAGTAGATGGCAAAGGGGCATTCTCAGGTAATTTGAATGCTAAAAACTTCACCGATTTAGCGGCTAAAAGATGGGTTATATTTGGCGATTCGTTCTCCAATGATTTGGTCAATGACTATGTAGGTACGGTTAAAGATAATTTAGATATGACAGCAGTTACGTATGCTGTTTCGGGGGATGTTTCATCGGGACAATTGGCTGTTCTGAAAGCACAGATACTTGCTAATGCAGCTTTTTTAAATAATTTTGACATTATAAGTCTACATATAGGCGTTAATGATCAGTCTAATGGAACTATCCCCTTGGGCAGTGTAAATTCTGTCATAGGAGACGGCAGTGTGTCGGCAAATATAAAAGAATTTATACAGGTAGCTTTGACCGCCAATCCCATAATAAAAATTTTTATCATAACGCCACCAGAGGCAGATGGAGGAACTTCTGGAAGGACTTACAAGTCTCATGTAGGGTTCGGAGGGTGGAGTCTTGAAATGCTGTCCTCAACTATAAGCAGTATATGCAAGTACTACTCAGTCCAATGTGTAGACTTGTATTCTTTGTCTCAATTTAATTTACAAACCATTCCTACTTTAACGAGTGACGGAATTCACCCTTCTTTTCCTGTAGGGACTAAATGGGTAGGGGACATTGTTTCAAGAGCGTTTACTTCCAATAACGCGGCGGGAATCTCTGTTTTCTCAAACGAAGCGACGACGGGGTACGTGCCTAAAATAACAACGAACAGCACTTTTTCAAATAGTAATTTATTTTATAATGGTGCTAATTTAGGATTAGGAACTGTAACAGCATCTACTCCTTTAGATGTTAACGGTATTATTAACACGAATTTTCGATACGTATTAAACAATGGCGTCCAAACAAATCAAATGTTCGCAGGAGGAACCGTTTTTGTTGGTGGTGTAGCTTCTGATATGGGACTTAGGAACGACTCGGGCAAGATATTTTTAGCAGCAGGAAGCTCGACACCCCAATTTACATTGAACACTTCAGGAGCAGCAACATTCGCTTCAACAGTTACCGCATCGTCATACACTGGTGGGGCAATTCTAACAGGTACACCAACAGCTCCAACGGCAGCAGCGGGAACAAATACAACACAGATTGCTACAACGGCTTTTGTGCAGGCTCAGGCATCAGGGGGGAATTATACGCCAACTTTGACTAATACCGCTAATATAACAACTAGCTCATTGACTAATGCAACCTACACACGTATCGGAGATATTGTGACCGTAAACATCGGATTTAGTGTTGCCCCAACGGCAGCGAACACAAATACTGTTCTTACTATAACTTTACCTATTGCGAGAACTGTATCAAATGTTTTAAATTCGGGTTCTGGTGCTATTTTTCAAAGTAATACAAGGTTGCCTGCTAGTTTTCAAACAAGTGGAAACACTACACAGGGAGTAATATACCTGTACCCAAGCAGTACAGGTACTTACGCTGGCAGCGTAACATTTCAATATAATATAAATTAAAATTAAATAAATATGATAAGTAAATTAAAAAATTGGTGGTTCGCCATCGTAACCGGAGTTTTAACAATTCTGGATTTAGGTTTTGATGTTGTAAATCCATTTTTGGCAGATTTAGGAGTTGAAGGAAAGGTTTTGACGGTAATAAAAGTAATCTTCGGATTATATGCTATTATCAAATTGAAAAAATCTTTACCAACTCAAAACGCTGAAAAGCTTAATGAAATGGTTAGTTCAATCGGTAAATAAAGCAATCACTTATATTCCCATCCTAATGGTGTGGGAATATTTGCTTTTATGCTTATCTTTGTTTATATTATAAGCCCCAATAATGCGCACATTTATTTAAAAGATGGAAGAAAACAAACTCATCATGGAAAAAGTAGACAGATTAGAAAACCATTTCAAAGTTTACAAAGAAGATATGACCGACGTTAAGGATTCAATTAAGGATTTAAAAACGGCAATAATCGGCAATAATATCAATGGAAATAAAGGATTCCTTCACCTGATAAATGAAATTGATAAAAAAGTACATGATTTGAGTGATGAAAATTTGCTTTTAAAGGAAGATATGAAGACTGTTAAATGGGTCACGCGTGGTTTTATTACTGGATTGATTGGGTTTATTTTCTGGTTATTTCAAAAATAAAAAATTATGAAACTAGACAACCACGGGTACAAATTAATAGCAGACTTCGAAGGACTTTCTTTAAAACCTTATTTATGCCCTGCAAAAATACCAACAATTGGATATGGTAATACTTATTATCCAGATGGTAGACGCGTGACTATGTTGGATAAAAAAATAACTGAAAAAGAAGCTTTAGAAATTCTTAAAGTAGTTGCGGATAAATTTGCTAAAAATGTATTGAAGCATTTGAAAAAAGAAGTAAACCAAAATCAATTTAACGCTTTAGTTTCATTTGCCTATAATGTTGGTTTGGGTAATTTTACAACTTCGACGCTTTTAGCGAAAGTAAATAAAGACCCTAATGATATTACAATCAGTAAAGAGTTCATGAGATGGACAAAAGCGGGCGGAAAAACTTTAAAAGGATTAGTTAAAAGAAGAAATTACGAGTCATATATATACTTTACAAGGTAATGGAAAAAGGAACTATCAATTTAATCTTTTGTGCTGTTATTGCTTTGGTGATTTTATATTCATGCGGACACCGAACAACTGCAACCGAGAAAAAGCAAATTAAAACTGATTCTTTGAATACCGAAAATACACGTGTTTTAAGCCAAAATATTACTTGGAGCAATATAGGTTCAATTAAACCATTTGATGCGCTTAAACCTATGATAATAGACGGCAAGGAGTATTTTAATGTATCATTGCATTTCGATAAAAGTATCAGCACAGGCACAAAGATTGAAGGTAAAGAAAATCTAAGCTATACTGGCTCCGAAATCACCTCAAAAAATAAGCAGTCAGAAAAAACAGATTACACTATATTAATTTTAGGTATTTTTACAGTTGTGGCATTATTTTTGTTTTTATACTTCTATCTTAAATCATTAAAATTATTATGAAAAAACTATTTGAAAAATTCTACGACAAAGTATCAAGCTTTTTATTTGAGAAAGATGTAAGATGTAGATACTAACCACTTTTTAAGTGGTTATTTTTTTGCATAAAAAAACCCTCCGTAGAGGGCAAAAACTATCGAGGTAAAGATAGTTAAAATTTTACTTCAATATCAAATTCTTTTCTTTCCCATTGACTATTTTTTTGTATTTTTAAAATATAGTCATTTTTAATAATTGAAGCTTCTTTTATTCTTTCTAGCATTAATGAAATTGTCTCCTCACATCTTGGTATTTCTATTTCGTGATAGTACTCAGAACCATCATGTACGGTATAGAAAAATAAATATGCTATATTCCTATTTGTACATAACATTTGAAACTGAACTTGATAAAAATAGTTTTTGCTATATTCATTTTCAGCGACCATCTTAAAAAAAGCGTTTGATTTTGGGCATTTAATTTCTAAAAGACCATTTTCACCAACTAAACCATCAGGAGAAGCTCCTGCATTTTTTTCATATTCAAAAAAAGAACAGGTTTCTACATCTATAAAATCCATCGCTTTAATTTGCTTAAACTTTTCAAAGGCAAGCGGTTCTAATTCTGTTCCTCGTTGCATATCGTAAGATTCGAAAGGCTCGTCTATTTGACCAAAAAGATCTTCAATAGCTTTTTCAAAAGCATAGGTTTTACCCGTTTCACCTAATCCTTTTACGCCCATTAATTTATGAACCTCAGAAGCGGTAAAACGTCCGTTTCTAAGTTCAAACCATTCACTACTCCTTTGTTCCATGTTGTATATATTTTTGTTCCATTTCTGGAGTTATTGTATATTTAGTTTTTATCTGTTCAATTGTTGCGTTTGCTTTTTTTGCAGCTTCAAAATTTGACTCCGTAAATTCTGGAAGTGTTTTTTTTAATATAGGCATAATAGGCTTAATCCTAACCCCATCTGTAATAGCACCCATCATACGGACATTTCTATCTACATACAATTCAATTGTCATGCCTTTCCAATTTTCTATAACATGACATTCCTTTCCAATTAAACCGTTTTTCTTTGCAAATCCAGCTAATATTTTGTTATTAGTTGAATTTAATTTTAATGGTTTTATTGGCTGCGTAAAATAGCAAAATATACCATCCATTTTTGTTCCTGATACATCTACATTTGTTTCATATTTTACCTCCTTAATTGTAAAAATTAGGGGTATTCCTTCCGTTTCTAATGCATCTAAATCAGCACTAGCTAAGTGTGTTGACTTTCGATATTTTCGCCAGTCTGTATGCGTTGTTGTTTCCATAATTGATAGTTTTAAAAATTTGATAATATTTTATTTATTAGCTCTAAATGCTTTTCTTTTGTATCTAGTAACACACCGTTCAAGTCTTTGTACATGAAAGTTTTTTTATCGTATTTAATGAATCTATGTATTTTTGAATGATCTGAACTTGCTAATTCAATTACATCTTTCGCAAATTCTATATTATAACTCCAATGATGCAATTCATTTCCTTGTTTTTTTGGCTTTAAATTACTGCATAGATTTTTTGCTTTTATTTTTTCAGGATACCTAAGTTTGTATCTATCCATTATTTCTTTTTTCTTTTCAGGAGTAGGCTTGTGTTTTTCTTTATACCCTAATCGATAGTATTTTTCCCTATGCCTTTCTCTTTCTTTTTCCAAACCATCAGGTGTAGATACTTTCAACTCTAAAGCTATTTTAGAGTCTTTTTTTGTGCAATCTTTACATTTTCCTAAATATCCATCAGACATTTTAGGGTGCTTGTAAAAATATTTAAATTCTTTTTGTTCGTTGCACTTAAAACAAATCTTTGTGAATTGTAACGGCATCATAATTACTGATTTTAAAATTATATTCACAAAGATAATGTTTAAAATGGTAAAAACAAAATATTTTTACACCTTTCTAATAAGGAAGGTCATCAGCTTCTGGAATTTCATTACTTCCTTCTTCTAATGGTTTAGGAGATTGTTGTTCGCTTACTTTTAAATTTCCGCAATAAACTTTTTCTTCTTTTGTTGCGTCTTTAAAAGTAATCTGAACACTAGCGTCATTGCCATAATTATCTTTTTCGTCATTTATCCAAACGTTTACATTAAGATAAATTTTACCATTTGAGGCTTTTGAAAACGCTTTGTTTCCTGATTTTGCCAATTCTAATAGTTTTGTGAAGTCTAAGCTTCCGTAAAGTAGTTTACTCATAGTTTTATATTTTTATACCGCAAACGTACGATAAACATTTTGAATAAAAAAATAAAATATTGGAAATTTACGTCGTATATTTGCAATGAACTTAAAAACATTATAATAATGGAAACATATAACATTACATACGAAGGCGTAGATTATGAAGTGTCTGGGGAATGGGATTCGGCAGATGAAACAACAGGGTACAAAGGCGGTTTTTCCTGGATGACAATAAAAATAAATGATATGGACGTATCATGGCATATTAAAGAATACGTAATAGAGGCATTAACCGATATAATTGTACAATGAAACAGGCAGACGAAATAAAAAAGCTATGTAAAACGCTTGGTTTGAAAATTAGCGATGTTTTGAGAGAGGCAAAAGTATCAGATGATACGCTATTCAATTGGAGCAAAAAAGAGCCTAAATCTTTCGAAACTAAACGTAAGATTTATGAAGCAATTGAAAAAATGAAGTCTAAATCACAACGATAGGCGTTGCCACTAACGTCCTGCGTCTTGGCGAGGTGCAGGACTTATGAAAACTAAATTTTATTAATTAAAAACAAAACGTGATGAAAAACGGAATAAACGAAAATCCTGCATCTTGCCAAAACGCTATTAGTGGCAGTACTTATAAGCAGAAGCCTATTTGGACTGATTACTATCTAAATGATTTTAAGTGGTATAGAAAATACAGAAAGCTAACTTGGTATCAACACGAATTCACACCCGATGCTTTGGAATTATCGGCAACTTTCGTGGGAACTTTTTGGGCTTTATATGGAGAAATTAATAGGTATTCAAAAGTTATTGAAACCGAAACGTGGTAGCTATTACCCATAACGTTGCGCAGCTACACGATGCCAGCCTATGTGGTTGCGTATGTTCGGCTGGTATTGTGTAGCTGCTGTTAGTAGCTGGACGGATAATTAAAAACTAAATATTATTGAAATGGAAAAGATTAGATTGGAAAACTGCCAAGTAGGTGATTATATCGAAGTATTGAAAGATGGTAACGGAACTTTGAAAGATGTTACAATAGGCAAAAAATACTATATTGAAATTGTTGCTGAAAAAGGTAAGATTGAATACGGAATGCAAAACAGTAAAATTATGTTTAGAATAAGAAATGATAAAAACATAGTAAAATGGTACGCTACTACAATGGAATGCTGGTTTCAAGGATATAGGTAGTCTTGCTACTAACTATTGGCTAATAGAAATTAAGATATACCCTATATAATTAAGTATTAATAAGTTAAAGTATGATTGTACAAGTAAACTTCACAGTAAAATGGCAGTTCAGTGAGCGTAATCATTACAAAGTAACAACGTGTAAGAAAATAATTAATTGCCAGACAGGTAGGATATTAAAATGTACTAAGAACGGAGGTTCAGTTGGATATTTCATATCAGGTAAATTCTATAAAAAATCAGATATAAACAAACATACAGAGTTGATACCAAAATCAGATTACCCATTTTAAACAAAAAAAACATGACAGAACAACAATTTAAAGAGAAAATAAAGACTACCAGTACATTCATATCCTTTCCTAAATTTAAGCAAGATATTACGCTTAAAAGAAAGAATGTAGTACACTTATCAGACTTATTAGGCCAGGCAGAAAGATTAGGAATAGATTATCTGAAACAGAATCAAAACATAAGCCAGAGCGATGTAAAACTTGTAAATGACTTACTATGAAATATTCACCTGACCAAAAAAGAAAAGCAATCCGACAAAGTGAAAATCTATACACTAAATCGGTTGAAAAAAGAAAAAAATTAAAAAAAGAATTTCCTGTAACAGTTCATTTAGAAGGAAGTTTTTATATTGTTGAATCAAAAATAAATGAGTTATGATAACAAAAGAAAAAGCAACTAAAATAATTGATAATTTTTTATTTACTACAAATGAATATTGTGATATTGTTCAGGCTAAACAATGTGCGGTAATTGCTATTGAAAATGAATATTATTCGTTAAGAGAACAATTATTTAATTTACGTTCCTCTGGGTTAATTGAAAATGATAAAGTCTATTTGTTTAGATTGCAGGAATTAATTGATGAAGAAAAAGAATTAAAAATAGAAATAAATAGATTATGATACAAGATTTTTGGAACACAAATCATAATCCGATAACCATGTTTGGTAAAATAACAGATATTCGCTTTGAACTTAAAAATAGTACATTTAGATTCTTGTCCGAAGACCTAACGGATAATGCTGATTACATAAATGGGAAAATAGCTGTTAAAAAATTAGGAGTCAGCGCAAAGGTGATTAAAAGTAAGATACTAGAAAATGGTAATAAATATCATTGCTATTCGTCAAGAGGTACTATTTACTATAAAGTGAAAGATATAAACGAAATTGAAATTGAAGTAATCAAAGATAATAAAGTCCCTGATATTTATATTTCTGGCAAAGAATTAAGAGATATTAAAGGATGGAATAGTTGGCAATTATTTGACAAAGCAGATCGCAATAAATGGATTAAAAAAAGATTTAAAGGGAATGTAACTTATTATTTAAAAAGTGAAGTATTATGAAAGCACGAGAATTAATGGTAGGTAATTATGTTTATTCTTTGGGAACAAATGAAGTACAAAAAACAACAGGAATAACAGAAGAAAGTCCTTTTATTGACACGATTACTTTTGATTACCTAAGTTATGAAGAAATAGAACCAGTCCCATTAACAGAAGAATATTTATTTAAGTTTGGATTTACATATAATGAAAAAACAGAGTGCTATCATTATTATGATTTTATTTTAAATAAATCATTTGTTATGCAAAACATTGACATGCATGTTTGCTTAAAATATGTACACCAACTTCAAAACTTATATTTCGCATTAACGGAGGAAGAATTAACTATTAAAAAATTATTATTATGAGAGACGCAATAGAAGATTTTATACACAAATTATGTTTGCGTATATGGAAGTAATTTTGTAGGTTTGTAATCAGTAATCTACCACTTACGATAAGATATTTTAGTGTAAAAACTAAACCAACAAATCCGTTAATAGTGTGGTAGCTGTTAGCGGATTTTGTTATTTAAAATATTATGAAGAAAACAAATGAATTAACGGAGCAACAATTTGTAGATAGAATTGTTTTAGAATTTGAAAAATTCTTTATTGTAAAAAGAGAATGTTGGTCTAAATGCAAGACTAAAAGAATAGATTTAGTTTTGCAAATACCACAAACAGAAGTTTATTTTGGAATTGAAGCAAAACGACCAGACAAAAAAAGGGGTGAACAAATAGCAAAGTATATTTTACAAGCTATGGACTATTCAAGATTAGAATTTGATGTAAAAAAAGATAATTTAAATTTTAAAAAAATACCAATATTTATTTGCCCTGCATTATCTTATAATTATTTCTTATTAAATGAGCATCAAGAAAAATTAAATGTTAAGTCAAATTTATTCAAACATTATAATGATGATTCTTATTTGTTATGGCATCAGGACAGGCACCAGTTACACGATAAGCACCATACTTTTAATGGGTTATTAGGAGGCTTTAATATTGGTGAAGTTAGAAGAAACTTTGATAAAAGCTTTTATTTTTCGTTAAGTAACAAAATAATTTTTACTACTGAAAAAAACTGGCATACGAAAGAAATTAAAGGATTACACATTGAAAATTACAATAAACTTAAATTGTAATGGAATCTATTTTTTTTCAATATTACGAAAGTGATATTAAAAGCACACGCCCATTAGGATTTGTTAGTCTAAAATATTGGATTAATTCAATGATAAATCCTAAGCAAAAATTTGAATCTATATTTTTGGCTATTTCAGAAGCTTCAAAAAGTCAAAATAAAGCTGAAAAAGATAAACTTAAACGTGAATTATATTATTTCACACCTTGCGTTATAATAAAAAATCAAAGAAAATATATTAATATTGAACGGTTTACAGGATTACTAACAATTGATTTTGACGGACTTGAAACTGATTATGCTATTGAGTTTAAAAATGCTTTGTTTAATGAATATAAATTTATTATTTGTGCATGGTTATCAGCCTCAAAAAAAGGAGTTAGGGCGTTAATTAAAATACCAATTGCTAACGATGTATACGAATTTAAACAATATTTTGACGCAATAGAACAAGAGCTTGGTATTTATAAAGGATTTGATAAAGCTCCTAAAAATTGCGTTTTACCGATGTTTATGTCGTATGATAAAGATATTTTATTTAGGAAAGATTTTAGTACTTGGACAAAAAAATACATACCGAATATTAAGCCTATTATTCAACAGTATTTTATTAACAATGATAGCTCAACCGTTGAAAAAATCATACATTCGGCAATCAATAAAATATCATCAAATGGACATCCGCAATTAAGAGCCGTTTCTTTTGCTTTAGGTGGTTATGTTTCAGCAGAATACATATCTGAAAATGATGCAATTATTTTAATAAATAAATGTATTGATAATAATACTTACTTATCAAGGAGAGCAAGCGGAATAAACATGGCTGATGTTTATAAAAAAACAGCCAAGACAATGATTATAAAAGGACAAACCCAAAAATTATTTATAGATGGAAAAATTTAAAGACGAAACAAAAAATAAAGAATTAAACCCAGTTGATTGGTTTAATTTGTTTGGAGATTTTAAAGAGGTATTTAAAAATGATAAAAACCATTTTTATAAAAGTGATACAGAGGTATCTACTCTTAAAAAGCAAAATGAGGTTGTTTTTACATTAAAAGAATATGGTATTATACAAGTTGTTGGCGATGAGTATTTTGATATAGCTACTGGTTCAAAATGCACTAAATTTATGTTGTTTTGTAAAGTTAGATTTAAGGCTGATTATCATTCGGCTATGTCATTTGTTCGTTTCTTTTTAATGAAACAAGAAATACCATACATAAGAGTTGGAACAGATTATTATAAAACTATTTTAAAAGAAAATAGATACGGAGGTAAAGCGGTTTTATTAAAGCATTGGAAAAAAGATGAAATAAAGCAAGACCATTCAGCACATTTTGTAAACCATATTTATAAATATGATGACTTTGATATAATACCTGATAATCTTAATTTTTTACCTTCAAAAAATAGTTGTTACAATCTTTATTGCAAATTTCCACATGACCCATATTTTGAAATTGTAGGAGATGATGATATAAGATATTCACTAAATTTAATGAAACATATTTTTGGGGAACAATTGCATTTGGGACTAAAATATATGAAATTACTTTATGAACATCCAAAACAAATTTTGCCTATTTTATCTTTAGTAAGCACCGAACGAGGAACAGGGAAAACTACTTTTTTAAATTGGATTGATATGATATTTGGTGAGAATACAGTTCTTATTTCGCCTGATGACGTGGCAAGAGGCTTTAACTCAATCTATGCAACAAAGAATATTATTATGATTGACGAAACTGTTATTGAAAAAAATACAACAGTAGAGCGTTTAAAATCAAAGAAAATATATTAATATTGAACGGTTTACAGGATTACTAACAATTGATTTTGACGGACTTGAAACTGATTATGCTATTGAGTTTAAAAATGCTTTGTTTAATGAATATAAATT